TGCCGTAGGTCCAGCGGTAGGTGGCTCCGGTGATGGGCGTAGCGCTCACCACCGTGCAAAGGAACATCCCCTCGACCTGCGGCTGCACCAGCTGCGAAGTGGCCCACTCGAGCCCCTGCTGGTGCTGCGCGACGGCGTTGGCGGCGTCGGTCCAGCCGTTCGTGACGAAGCGGTTCGCCTTGCCGAAGAGCCCCTGGTTGAACCTCGGGCGGTGCGTCGTCACGGGATCCTCGTCGGGCCGGCCGTCGTGAACTGGTCGCTCACGGACGTGCCGTACAGGTTGGCGAAGGTGGCTTTCGACTGGTAGGGCTGGAACCAGATGACCGACTGCGACTGGAGCCGCTGGATGCCCAGCACGGTCGCGCCCAGGGCAAGGTGCGGCAGGCCGTCGTTGCGCGGCAGCGCCACCTGGTTCAGGTGGTACCACTCATCGAACAGGAACGTGGCCGAGACGCGCCAGACCTCGCTGTCGAGGGTCGCCGTGATGCCCGTGCACAGGACGCTCCCGATGGGCCAACCGAGGAAGGCGGCGTCGTTGCGCTTGTTGACGTAGGAGGTCAGGACCGTGGTCCACGGCGGATCGTCGGCCGTCGTGGTCGAGGCCGTTCGGTCCCGGATGTTCTCGATGGTCACCTGCTGCTGCGCCACGTTGTACTGGCGCGGGTTGCCGTTCAGGTCAACCTTGTTGCCGGTCGTGATGCCTGCGGACGGCGGCCATGACACGTCGCCGTTCGTCGGCAGGGTCGCGCCCTGGACGTACATGGACACGGCGCGGCTGCCGACCACGCGGGTCTGCTTGACGAACTCCTTGCCCCATGAGTCCGTCGCCTCCCAGGGGAAGACCTCGGTGGTGAACGTGGCGCGCACCGTCCAGGAGTAGGGCGCCTCGCGCAGGGGCTCCACGGTGACGCTGCGGCAAACGTAGCGCTTCAGGACGCCGTCGGTGCCGTAGACGGCCGACTCCAAGCGCTGCTGCGGGCGGACTGGCAGGTTCGTGCGGATCGCCGCGTCGCCGGGGTATGGGTCCGAGCCGCTTGAGGGCGTCCAGAAGAGCTTCCAGCTGCGTTCCAGCGTTTGGTCCCGCCAGCGCTCCTCGAAGCGCCAGCTGCGGCTGTCGGCGTTCTCGATGTAGTTCCAGGTGCCCATCAGTTCCCGGCTCCACTGGCAAGCTTCTCCATGGCCTCGGTCTGGCGGCGCATCATGCCGGCCTCGTCGTACGGCATCCCCTGCGCAGAGCCGGTGCCGGATCCGAGCGCGTAGTTCGTCGGGTTGACGAGCTGGTCAAGCGTGTTGAGGCCGCTCGAGAACGCCGTGCCAAGACCTTGGCTGAAGTTGCCCTCGGCCATCTGCATAAGGCCGGCCAAGCCGCCGCCCAAGCCCTCGAGCAGGATGTCCCGGCTGACGCCGAGGTTCTCCTTGGCGAGGCCGTAGGCGGTCATGGACTGATTGACCTGCGCGGCGTTGGCCTCGATGCGCGCAGCCTCGCCGGCGGCGATGTCCGACTGCCCTCGGCTGACCGCGACAGCGCCTGGCGTCAGGGCGCTGGCGATCCGCACGTTGGCGTCGTAGCGGGCCATTTCGGCGCTGATCTGGGCGTTCATGGCCGTCGCCGAGTACTTGTTGGCGACGGCGTTCAGCTCCGTGAAGCGCTTGTCCAAGGCGCCGATGGCCGTGCGGAGCACGTCGAAGCCCGCCTCGGCGACTTGGATGCCCGCGCTGATGGCCGCCGACCTCGAGGTGCTCCTCGCCGTCCGGTTCAGCTTGTCGAGCTCCCGGTTCGTGGCGGCCACGCCCTTGGCGACGCCCTTGGCGTCCATGTCCACCTGGATGGATGCTTTCAGGGTCTTGTCAGCCATTGCGGAGCCAGGGGAAGAGCTGCGAGGGGCGTTTGCCGGTCATGGCGGACGCGATGACCACCAGCGCGCTCTCGATGCGCTCCCCGTTGGTCAGGTCTTGGGCGAGGCCGGCCGCCATGGTCATGCGTTGCTCGGGGCTTGCGATGCGCCAGAGCCTGCGCTCGGCGCGTCCGTAGGGCGTTGGCGGTTCACCTCCTCGAGCAGGCGCCCGGCGATGTCCGCCCGGATCTTCCCGGCGTCCTGCGGGTTCTGGAGGAACGCCGAGCCGTCCTGGCAGGTGATGCAGGCCACCCACCAGAACGGGTTGTGCGAAGCCTGCGTCACGTCCGCGAGCGTGGGTTCGCGGAACGTGAGCAGGCCGAGCTCGGGGATGTCAACCGAGCGGGTCCGTGCGGCGACCTTGTGGAGGTCAATCGGCAAGGGTCACTGCTCCTCCCAGGAGAGCTCCCACATTGCCGGGCCGGTGCCGTCGTCCGTGAACGAGGCCGATGTGATCTGCACGTTGATGTTCCCCGTGCCGGCGCCGTACTCGTCGTAGGCGATGGTGCCCTGGTCGGTGTACTTCAGGGTTAGCACGGCAGTAACGGTTGCCGCGAGGTCCACGGGCATTAGGTGGCTGCGCAGCGTGTTGTCGTTGCTCCCGTCCTGGCGGTACAGGGTGCAGGTTCCGAAGCGCCGAACGCGGCCGGGGGCGCGCTTCTCACGGAAGTCCGCGATGGTGGTCACGTCGAGGCTGGCGCGCTCGAAGTTCATGGTGAAGCTGCGCACGGCCACCACCGTGGTGCCGCTGAAGGTCAGGGTGCCGCCGTAGCCGGTGATGAGTGCCATGGGTCAGATTCCTTGGAGCGAGAGGGTCAGGGTGCAGACGCGCTCGTCGCCTTCCGAGCCGTCGGCCTGCGATTCGGTGCGGAACGCGACGCTCGCGTCCGTGCAGACGATGTTTGCGGTGCCGGCCTGCGTCTCGACGCCGTTGAGCTGGGCGCAGATCTTGTCGGCCTCCTGGGCGACGGCGAGGGTCGTGTCGCCGTAGATGCTCACTTCCACGGTCACCAGCCAGAGGCTCTGGTCGGTGCCCGGCATCGCGCGCGACGCCTGCGCAGCGCTGATCTCCCAGACGATGGCCGGCGTCTGCGTCGTGGGGCGGCGCATCCCGACGCTCACGGGGTTGGTCGTGGCCTGGTCGAGGTGGTACTGGACGGCCTTGCAGACCGTTTCGAGGCTCATGGGCGGCCTCCCAGCAGGCGCTTGGCCTCGGCGAGCGTCTCGGCGCCCAGGGCATCCGTGGCGCGCTGGAGATTCGACTGTGCCCAGCGAAGCGAACGGAACGCGCCGGGAATCATCTTCGCGGCGCCCGCGCCCTTCATGGCTTGGCGCTTGCCGGAGGTGTGGTCGTGCAGCTCGGGGAACATAGCCCTTGCCTCGCCGTACATTCCGAACAGCGCCGCGCTGCGTGCTCGCTTAGCCGCCATGCTGTTTCCGGGATTGGCGCGGAAAATCTCGTTGCGCTTCAGCTTCACGAACTCCCGGCGCCCTTCCCTCTGCTGGACGAGGTGCGCCGGGGTGGACGCATAGAACTTGCTTCCCTTGCCGTAATGGCGATACCCCAGCTCAAGGAGGTGGTAGACGCGCTGGCGCCCCTTGGCGGTCGCGCCGCCCTTGGTGCCATAGCGAACCCCGATCCTCGACCGGATAGGGGCCGTCGGGCCGGCGCCCATGCGGCGAACGTCCAGCTGCGTCGCCGCAGCAATGGCTTTACGGTGGGTCGGCTTTCCACGGTACGGCGAGGATTTCCAGATGCCGGCAAGCTTCTTGACGAACGGCGCCAGCGCCTTGCGCGCACCCTTCTTCCGGGCGCGCTCGTTCAGGTTGTCCGGCAGCTTGGCAAGGATCGCCCGCAGCGCCTTGTCGTTGAGCGTGATCTTGAGCGCCGTAGTGCTCACAGGACCACCTCCACGGCCTCGATGGTGAGCGTCCGCCGGCGCTGGTCCTTGTCCGTGCAGCTGCGCACGTTCAGGGTGCGCTGGGTGCCGTTGTCGGTCCACAGGAACCGGCTGCGCGTGGTGACCGAGGCCGTCCACGGGCAGAGGATCCGGTACGAGGTCTGGATGGCGGGTCCGCCATCGTCCACCGTCTCGGTGGTGTCCATCTGCTCGATGTAGACGGGCAGCGCGGACAGGCCGGACACGGTCGCCCATGTCTCGGTCGCTTGGCCGAGGGCGTCTGTGGACTGCGTCGGGTTCTGCACCGCCGCGACCAGCCGCATCATGCCGTGGGGGACGTGGGCCATCAGCCGATGCCCTTCCCCATCATGGCACTTATGTTGTCCCAGTAGTCCGACTTGAGCGTGACGGTGTCATCGCCGCGCGCGGCGTTGAGCTGCGTTACGCGCTGGAGCACCGCCATCTGGAGCAGCGGGTGCAGGGTGTTGTTTCCGGCTGAGACAGTCAGGACCAGCGGGTACTCGAGGTCCGCCACGTCGAGGTCCGCGTACTGGAGCCCGTTGATGGTGACGAGCGTGAGCGTGACCGTGGTGTTCAGCGTGTTCACGCAAGTGCAGGCCGTGACCGGCTGCCGCTCCAGGCGGACGAGCTTCGTGATGCCCGTCGGCTCGGACGCGACGTACTGCGTGCGCGTGACCGGGTCCAGGCACCAGCCGGTGCGCTCCTCGAGCTCGCGCACCGTCGCGTCGTACGCGATCTGGAGGTACGCATCGTCGCCCGTGTGGTAGACGCGCGCCGCATCCTTGATCGTGGACAGCGTGATCGGCATTCGTCCTCCTAAACGCAGAGGGGGCGGGCGGGGAGAGTGCCCGCCCCCTTGCG